CATCGTCGAAACCTTAATGGACGCAAAGTGTATGAACCCAATCTTGTTGTTCGATGAACTCGATAAGGTTCAGTCACCCGAGATTACCGGTATCCTAACCCATCTAACCGACCCGACTCAGAACACGGAGTTCAATGATCGATACTTTGATGGCGTTGCCTTGGATATGAGCAAATCGTTGATTGTCTTTACCTTTAACGACATCTCTAAAATCGATCCCATACTTTTAGATCGTATTACGCTAATCGAAACCAAGCCCCTACGGATGCCAGACAAAATTCAAGTGGCTCGTAAGCATCTGTTACCCGAAATCACACAAGATGTGGGTCTAAGGATTGAGGACGTGGAGGTCACGGATACGATGATTGAAAGTATAGTTAATAACTACACGGCAGAAGCTGGTGCGCGACAATTGAAACAGTTGTTACAAGATTTGATACGTGAATTGAATCTACGACGTTTGTGTAGTGGAGCCGAGGGGGAGGTTGTGATCGACGAGGCCTTGGTGGATCGTGTGTTCCGTCACAAATACAAACCACGACACCAAACCATCCCAAACGAACCAATCATGGGACAAATCAATGGAATGTATGCCAATGTGTTGGGTATGGGAGGCGTACTACCTATCCAGGTACGTAAATCGGAGAGCACAAAGCTCTTAGAACTGGAGTTGACTGGTACACAAGGTGATGTAATGAAGGAGAGTATGAGGTGTGCGAAGACGATTGCTTGGAGTTTGCTGAGTGATGAAATGAAGAAAACGCACGAGGACAATCCCTTCGGACTACATATCCATTGTCCCTCTACCTCAACCCCAAAGGACGGTCCATCGGCTGGTGGAGCGATCGCGCTAAGTATCCTTAGTATCATGACGAACGTTGCCCCAAATCATAAGATCTCGATGACCGGTGAGATTGATCTACAGGGTAATATCACGGCAATTGGTGGATTGGGTCCCAAACTTGTGGGGGCGAAGCGTGCGGGGGTTGAGATTGCCATTATCCCTTATGAGAATCAACCCCAACTACAGCTGCTTAGGGAGGATGGTCTATCCCCCGAAGATGATGATTTCAAGGTTGTGATGGTACGAACCGTCTTAGAAGCAAAGGCGGTATTTGGTCTATAGATATATGTCTATGAGAATCTACTCATTGTTCAAAAATCAGCAAAATAAATTTATTTTTCTATTCAATGGATTTCTATGAAAGTTAAGCAAATTATGTATAAACTATTTTTTCTTCCATGTATAATAGAGAATGACCATAGTACTAAGTGGTAATCATTCATGTGCTATAAATCGGTTAGACGAAAACGGCAAGCTCAAGGATTCGTACACCTGTTACTCATACACTACGCTGATTGGGATGGCGGAGGATATTAATAAACACGCCGGGAAAACGGTGATCAGCACCACCGCCTATACCCATGATAAAAAAATCGACTTGTATCAAGAAGTCTCAAAATACCTACAAACCTATTGTAAGGGTAAGGCAGAGACCTGCTGGGTTGTTCAAAATTTTATCAAAAAAAATGAATACATGACGGAGTTTACGCACAAAGGTGTGAGGTCGAAAGAAAAGTACGATTGGTTATCGAATTTAGATATTGATATTTCATTGAAACAGGTTTCACAATTCACAATTGAAAATAAAAGGTTCAAGAAGTTTCATTACATCGGCACTTTTGCGATTGATTTTCAAACTTATTTAAACGAACCCGAATACGATATTTTTGAAAAATACAAGGAGGGGTTTCGTAACTTTGGAATGGTTTTGAATTTATCAAGAAGGAATCAACCTGGAACTCATTGGGTTGCAGTTGCAATAACGTTTAATGATCATACGAATGAATGTGAATTCTTATACTTTAATTCAAGTGGTAGAGGAGCTCCACCAGAAGTGAAGAAGTTTAAAGAGCATGTTGAGGGTAAGATGAAGAAGCGTAAACATATATTCAAAAACTATACCATGAAGTTTAAGGTAAACAAAATAACAACACAATGGGGGGATTCTGAATGTGGTGTTTATTGTATTAATTTTTTAAAAGACATAGCGTTTGGTAAAACGTTCGAACAAACAACGAGTACGATTATTGATGATGAAACGATGAACTCATATCGAGATAAATTTTTTAGAAAATTTGACGGGTACAATATTTCTACTAAACACATACCAGGTCATGAATTAGGAAATTAATACACCTCTCGAATAAGCTTAATCATTTCACGGATTTCTACTTTCTTTAATTCATGTTTCTTCATACTGTGTTTGGTCAATTGGTTGACCAATGGATGGATTATTTTGTACAACTCCCAACACGTTTCTTCCAACTTTACCATAAATGTGGCCTCGTCCTTCAAATATTTAATGTCCCCATTTGGTAGAATACGAACCGCTTCATTAAAAAGACTAATCTGTATCTTCATCAGACTAACGCCAATCTTTGATTTCATAATCATTTTCTCTTGACGAATCGACTCACTCGACGACTCATTCAACACAATCGTATCAGCAATTCGACCATTGTAGCTTAATATTTGAAACATTAACGTCTTCATCACTTTGTTCCTATTCTTCTTGTTGATATCTTTACAAATTCTTAGCAAACTAATTGTCGTATCTACCTCATCTAGAATACGATCTAGGGCCGATGAATCCTCCAATATGATTCTATCCAATTTATTTACAATCTTACATGCCGAAAACTGAACTTTATCATACTTTTTATCCATATTCTCCACAATATATTTACACAACATATACGTACGTTTTATAAACTTTAATGTTTTATTCGATTTGTCATAGTACTCAATTTCCTCCATACTCCCAACAGGGAACCATTCCCAATCCATGGATGGGGTAATATAGACAACCTTTTGATTCGATGCATGATATTTAGCGGTGTATATCACACTAAGTTCTTTATACCCAATACCATACGGTATGAAGCAATCCAACTTAACCATCGTTTTTTGTTTCACACAGTCTAATATAGAGAGAATCGACCCAGCGTAAGTTTCCTTTTTACCATTTAATAAATCTTTTGTATTCCATCTAAGGGTGTAGAAATCACGACGAATCGACTCTTTAAATTCGTACAAATAGTCGCTAATTAATAGCTTTTTCAACAGCTTCTTATCCGAAGTTTTTAATGTTTTCTTGATTTTATCAAATTCTATCATCACCTGTTTCTTTGTTTTTGCATGGTATAGATCATGAAACAATGGATCGTATCCAAGCTTGATTTCAGAAACGAACATATCTTTTTGAAGGATTACCTTCCGGACAACTGCCTTTATGTTCGAACAAAACACATTTTGTGCAAGAAGTAGAGTATCGAATTTTCCTAAATCTATCGTTTCCATTGCATCGATGTCTTTGAAATGTTTATGATTTACTAATGACCCAGTACCAACAACATTCGGAGTCTTGGCCATACTTGCAGCCATTAGGAATACTTTCACATTCCAATCAAATGTTCGTTTTTCAAATTTTACATTACACGATAACATTTGTTTCCTATAGTATTTCATTAAAAAAAAATATTAATCCCGTTTCAACTTTTTAAACATCACTACATCGACTTCCGAAGACCTCTTCCGTTTCATCCGAACACAGCCTTTATCTACACTACTATCTTCATGTTCTTGAATATTCAGATAAATATCGGGTAGAATGTTGGGCATATCTTCTAGGTAATGGGATGTGATTTCTTTCGTTAAGGTCGCCGCGACTGCTTGGTTCGTGTAATTTTCCATAATCTTAAGTACTTCCTTATCCGTAAGAAAGACGTCTGGATCGGATGATCGCCTTTTAATGAGTGGGAAATCTTCAATTCCCCCGAGGATTGGTTCACCCGGGGGGACGTCGTTTGGGTGAAGAACCATCACATCAATATACTTCGATTTCTTCACCCCCATGGTATCAAATTTGATACCATTCTTTTTTAATTTATTCTGGTATGTTTTTAATCGGTTTTTGAGCAACTTATTCTCAGTTTCAACAACAAGAGATTCGATTTCCTGATTATTGTTTAAGTGTTCTATCTTACGGTCATACTCATTCCTAAGTTTACATTTTAGATAATCAATCGCTGTTTTTGAATTGACAGCCATATTCGTGCACCGTTGATTTAAATCAGATGCCATATTTTGAATAATATCATTAAAGATTGGTTGAAGGTAACATATGATAAGATTGATAGACCTCCATTCGTTAATTTTCATTGCATTCCGGCACATAAGTAGAAATTGTGAAGTTTGTTGTAATGTCAATAGCACGACACCTTCTTTTGATTCCATGTATGGAATACCTTTCAGTTTTTGTCTTGCCACCGATGCCTTCATCGAGGTATTGTTAAGAATGCGAAGAATTGGAACACAATACGACGAGTTACTTGATACCGTAAATATATGACTACCAGCATAATTCATAATCTCTTCGATAACATGATGTGTTGATTTACTAAGTAATTGACTTGTAAGAAAGTTCTTATAAGGCGATTCGGAACATCGCTCTATCTCTTGATCTAATACATGGTTGAATTGGGTAGAGATGTAGTTTGATCGGTATGGTTCCGATGATTGGAGTAAACCTGTGATAATTTTTGGTTTTAGGATATTTTCGTAGAACCAAATATGAGTCCGGTACGGATCCTTTTCTTCGGGGAGTTGAATCCCAATCCGAAAATAGATGATATCATCCCCCCCCGAGAGCACGACCGCCTTCTTTATTTCATCGATTTTTTGATCAAAATGATTTGGTCTGTTTTCTTGAATTTCAAGAAATAGATTGTAATTCGCGAACAGAAATGCACCATCCATATAGAACTCCTTCCCTGATGTTGTTGTGAATCTATACTCCCTCACATAATTTAGTTCCTTCTTCATCTGATTCTTACTCAGTATATCTTCATCGATACAGGATTCCAAGAAGAACATAATTCGCGTGGCCTCTCTTATCTTAATCTTTTGCTTATACGCATTCACCGGCACCACCAACTTGTTGTAGGGATTTATCTTACATATATTAAGCTTCAACATCCAGGGTAAGTAGATTTGAAATCTACCCTTTGGATTGGTATCCTGGGCATTTTCAAAAAACCGCAACACCTCGCCCCCCGATACATGATTTTGATCTGTCAGTGCTTTACGAATACAAGAATCATTACCAAAATGCTCCAACAAACGTTCCCGATCGAAAAAGAATCTCCCTGAATTAGTGTACGTAGATTCAGGGTTAATAAGCGCCTTTGGGCATAAAATCTTAGCAACTTGGTATAAATCCATTCTTAGTATATTTTGATTATGAATCCCATTCTTAGTGTTTGGTGATAATTTTCATTTTTTTGTCGTCGGGTCGTGTGACGAATAAGAAGTAATAAAAAAAACTTACAAACGGATTTTTTCCAAAACCCCATCAATACTACGATTTGTGTACTTTGAACCAATCTCTCTCTTCAATTGTTTCGCAAAACCTTTCAATTTAATGTATTTCTTGTAATACAACGACATCTTAGCAATGTGTTGGTTGTAGGGTCCAGTAATAACCTCAACACACGATACATCCCCACGTATCGTTACCATAGCCTGGGGATTACGAGTAGGATATGATATCCGTTTCCCCCGAAGTACGACGGAGCCCGTCGAAAGATATAACCCGCTTGGTGCAGATAAGCTGATTTCATCGACCATCGCTACACTACATGGGTATTTGTTTGACCAAAGTGCGGCACAATCAGCAGCAAATTCATAATCCACGGGCATCGCGCCCACGGTGTTCATAATAACAGAAGGTGCCCCATGCACCTCTGCATGTAGGTACGTATGTTGATTCGTGAAATGGTTGCGTAACAAATCGTTCACCTGGGATTCATTCTTAGACCCAAGGATCAATATATTGTTTGGAGACCAAGCGTATCGGAACTTATGGTATCGTTTGTTCACAAAACTCAACACCGTCTTTTCCTTCGTCTTCTCCCTATTCTCCACAGAATCTTGTATCGATTCTCGTACAACACGGGCTCGCTCCATCTTTCGACCATACTCCTTCGCCTTGATATACAGAGACTTTACGTTAGTCCAATCCCCCTTGATCTCAGCCTCTTGTGCAAATCCGATGGTTTCGTTATACTTACGCTCTTGAGACTCAAATTGTTTTTGAACATTCGTAAACACACAACCAACCCTTCGTTTCCGTTTCTTTTGTTTTTTAACCAAAGTACTAGGGATCGAATCACTGCTACTTCGGTTTAAGACATCGATTCGGATTCTAAGTACATCTTCCAATCCTAAGCTCCAGTCCACATCGTCCCTACGTAGTGGTCGTACGATCTTAGAACCAGCCCAACTTCCAACGATCGACCCCGTGGCGTTGTTTGTAATAATAGCTTGGCCTTTACCAAAACAATCCACCTTCATCGAAACAACATTCCCTTTCTTGTAACAACTTAGGATAAAGGTGTTATCATCATCCGCACAAGCTAAGGCGCACAAAATTCGCCCATCCCGTAGATGAGATCGAATACATTTCCCAAAACCATTCACCGCATCCCCACTGAGGAGTTTAAAATCATCGGGCAAGGTATCGTAATACTCTACCCCAACCCCTATATTGAGAAGTAGGAACTTTTTGTTAGATAATTTCAAAACATACACATTACGTTGGTGTTGGTAAATCTGTTGTATGTAGATTCTTTTCACAATATTATCCCAATTAATCCCAAGGGCAGTTCGACGTATTCTATTCTTCTTATCCATCTTATCCATCTCACCAATCTTACATTAACATAAAGAGATTCATCCATTCGTTTTTCATTTTTTTTTCAAACAAAGAATCATGGCATTACCGTGATCGAATCAACATCTTCATTCTTTTGATTCGAAGCAAAGGCGAAGTTAATGATGTCGGTTTCGTTCTCGGTTAAGTAGGGTTCTGCCTCAAATAAATCATCGTTACTACGGGGGTTTATTTTACCTTCAAGTGCGATGGGTGGGGCTAATTTGTAGATGACCTCCCGATTGATCGTACGATGATCCAACACTAGGTTGATCAAAAGATCTCCGGGTATGGGGTCATCCTTAGTAGATGGCATCCCCTTCCCGGGAATACGATAGATCGGGAACTGAATTGCCTGGTTGTATTGGATTCGTATTTGTTCTCCATTTAAATGGGTGATGGTGAAATCAACACCATACAACCACTCGTAGAGGGAAATATCCTTCTTCAATACCAAATGTTTATGTTTGTAACAGACAAACAATGGGTGGGGTTTTGTTTGGATGTGAAATACAACATCTCCGACCTCATCGTACCCCGGATTTTGATCCCCTTCGTTGTGGAAGATCATTGTGTTGTGAATGAGGGGGATCTGGAATTGTTGCTTTACAATATAACACCCCCTTACCTTACACTTGTTGTTCAAACACCGTATACATTCAGATTCTTCGATTTCCCATGACAAACAATTACCACACACAATATCATCAGCAGCATCCTTCCGACAATCTCCACAGAATCGAACAACCCCACGACCCACACAACCATAACAAAGCTTATATTTTTTTATCTGATAGGTCTTTACACTTTGTTGGTATGATTCCTCTAACGACACCTTCAATGTAATCTCAATATCAGGCCCCTTCTTCTTCCTCTTCTTATCCCCAATGTTTCGATAGATTTGATTCGTTATATCGGCCAATGCATGAGGGCTACAAAATTGTTCCGAGATGGAATCAAAATTTTCCCGAACATGCATGATAAAGAAACCCACCCCACTACGGTTGTTCTTCTTCTTACTAATAAAATCCAACGCCACGCTCACAATCCGTGGATCCACACCACTCAACATCTTGATGAATCGTTCCCATGATGTTGTGGTCTGATCCTTTTTCTTTAAACGTAAGGAGGCATCGTACTGTTTCTTTGAATCGCTATTCGACAATATGTTATAGGCAATCGAAATCACCTTAAACACCTCCCCATCACACCCACTGTTCTTATCCGGATGATGTTGTTTGGCCAACGATCTATAAGCCTGCTTGATCTCTTTCAACGTGGCCTTAGGTCGTACGCCCAATTGCTCGTAGTACGTACCATCTAACTTTATCTCCATATCATATTAGATAGAGGATTATACTAATATTTTTTTAATTCTTACGTATGAGTAAAAAAATGATTTTTGAATTCAATACTTTGCTACGTTACATTTCCAATACTTTGCCCCAATACTTTGCCCCAATACATTACAAATTATCCAAATGACCTCAATCGCACTTATTGAAGATTTGTACGAAATTGCTCTAACGTTCCCAAACGTTATGATTACGATTTTTGATGTGAGTGGAATGGAGATTCCGGATTCATGTCACTTGAATGAGGAATTGATGCGATTACTGCGTAATCTTGTTGATGATGTGGATGAGGATGATCTAAAGTTCATTCTGCCTAAATTGATGGCACTAAAACTTGGGATCAAATCTTCGTATCATTTGGATACATTGAACAATCGATTCAACAAACCATACCCGTTCTGTGAATTGATTATTGCGATAGTTGATGAATTTGATGTACTGTGTTAAATTAAAAAAAACACACTTTTAAAAAAAATAAAATCTTATTTACGATTTTTTACTTTAATCTTGTTCAATAAAAAAAAATCATAATGAGTAAAGCGATTGGAATTGATTTAGGTACCACGTATTCATGTGTAGGTGTATGGCAAAACGGACAGGTTGATATTATTGCAAACGACCAGGGTAATCGTACGACTCCTTCGTATGTTGCGTTTAAGGATACGGAGAGACTTATTGGGGATGCGGCAAAGTCACAAGCCCCAAGTAATCCTAGTAATACGGTGTTTGATGCAAAGAGGTTGATTGGTAGGAAGGCAACGGATCGTTCGGTGGTTGATGATTCGAAACATTTTCCATTCAAGATTAAGGCAGGACCTGATAACAAACCAATGATCGGTGTTACCAACAAGGGCGAGGAGAAGATGTATTCGGCCGAACAAATTAGTAGTATGATCTTAGGATGCATGAAACGTACGGCCGAGACTTATATGGGAGAGGATATTAAAAAAGCAGTGATCACAGTTCCTGCGTATTTTAATGACTCACAACGCCAGGCGACGAAGGATGCGGGCCAAATTGCTGGTTTAGAGGTTCTGCGTATCATTAACGAACCAACTGCTGCTGCGATTGCTTATGGTTTAGACAAGAAATCAGACAAAGAACAGAATGTATTGATATTTGATCTTGGTGGTGGTACGTTTGATGTTAGTTTATTGAATATAGATGACGGGGTGTTCGAGGTCAAGGCCACGGCTGGGGATACTCACTTAGGAGGTGAAGATTTTGACAATCGTATAGTTGATTGTCTTGTTACGGAGTTTTGTTCCAAACATCGTAACGCTAAGGTAAGAGACAACAAACGTTCGATGCGTCGTCTACGTACTGCATGCGAACGCGCGAAGCGAACCCTGAGTAGCTCGAGACAAGCCTTCATAGAGATGGATAGTTTTTTCGAAGGCATTGACTTTCATACAACGATTAGTCGAGCTAAATTTGAAGATATTTGTGCTGATTTATTCCGTAAAACCTTGGAACCAGTAGCGAGTGTATTAGGGGATGCCAAGATGAGTAAGTCGGATGTGGATGAGGTGATTTTGGTCGGAGGTTCGACCAGGGTGCCAAAAATTCAAGAGCTTTTGAGAGAGTTTTTCAATGGTAAGGAGTTGAATCATGGTATTAACCCCGATGAGGCAGTCGCGTATGGTGCTGCGGTTCAGGCAGCCATACTATGTGGTGGACTTGAAGAGGATAGTATTTTGAACGATGTCTTGTTGTTAGACGTCGCTCCCCTATCATTGGGGTTAGAAACAGCAGGTGGGGTTATGACCCCATTGATTGCGCGGAACACCACCATACCAACCAAAAAGACCCAAACCTTCTCAACGTATGCTGATAACCAACCAGGTGTGTCGATTCAGGTATACGAAGGCGAACGTGCGTTGACGAAGGATTGTCACAAATTAGGCGACTTCGCCCTCCAGGGCATCCCTCCGATGCCTCGTGGGATTCCACAAATCGAGATTACGTACGATGTTGATGCGAATGGAATTCTAAACATTAGAGCCGTAGAGAAAAGTTCCGGGAAGGCTCAAGACATCACGATTAAGAATGATCGCGGGCGATTGGGTGCTGATGAGATCGAGCGCATGGTTGCGGAGGCTGAGAAATTCAAGGCTGAGGATGATGAGAATAGAGAGAGGGTTGAGTCGAAGAACAAGCTAGAAGCATACATATACGGACTAAAGAGTAGCATGGATCAGATTAAGGATGGTGAGGA